TATTATATATAAATAATAAAAATTTTTATCACATTAGTTTATAAAAAAGTGGGTTTCTGGCCACGAAGAAAAAATTTTTTTCAAAAAATCGATTTTTTGCCAAAAAACGGCCTTTTTAGGGGGTTTTTAGCCCCCTTTTTTCGATTTTTGCATTTTTGGCCGTGGCCACTTTTATTTTCAAAAGTGGGCAAATGACCACTTTTTCTGGCCACAAAACATTTTTTCGACCATCTAACAAACTAAAAATGACCTAAAAAGTGGGCATAAAGTGGTCAAAAGCCCAGTTTTATTTTCAAAAGTGGCCGCAAAATACAATCGATTTTCGCCAATAATTTAAGCATTTTCTCTCTGATTTTCCTCTAATTCACTTCTCCATTCAGAAATATCAATGCCATAATCTTTCAAAGCTTGAGTACAGACCCACTCTATTTCGGAAGCACCACAATCATATTGCCGCATAACCTCCTTTAGCATTGGCTGAAATCCGCAATAAAATTCTTTCAATCTCTTAGGTCCAAACCCAGCAAGTTTATGTAACGCAAGCAGCATCATTGCGTCAATCTCATTTTCGTGCATACGATCATACTCGATCATCTGACTACGCAATTCCTTCTCCATAGCCTCTTTCTCTGCCTTGGAAAACTCGATGCCATAAATCTTACCAAGCGCTTTCTTAAATACAGGCATCAAATATCCTCTCCAATCGATTCAATACAATTCGCATCTACTGTGGCAGTTTTTACATTCATTTGACTGAGCATCATTTGAAGCTCGTCTACTAAATACTTTTGCTCCTTGTTAAAACCTCCGCAAACCAAAAGCTTAAGATAGTTGGTCACTGTAATGGGTTCAGGAATATCAAGACCGAGTCGCTTAGCAAGACCCATTGTGTGATTCACCCTCGGGTATGATGTTACAACAATAATAGCTCCTGTTTTTGCGGATTCTTTGATAAGTGCTGTGGTTTTACCAACCCCTCGTTCAGCTGAGTAAATCTTCATTTAGACCATCATTCCTTTCTATTTCTGCTTTTCTCTGGATCGAAGCCATAAGGATATCTCTTTCTCAGTTTTTCGATATTCATTTTCATAATATCATCGAGAGAATATCCAAGAGCCACAGCAGCTTCAGTCAGATACCACAGAGCATCTCCAAGCTCCAGTGCAATCTTTTCTTTATCCAAATCATGCTTTTGGAATACATGTTTTTTGTAAATATCAAGGGCCTCACCAGCCTCAGAATTAAGACCAATAAGACCCTCCAGCAAACGCTCCTTTACATTCAACTTTGGATCCGCAGTTCTCATAGCAGATTTTTGATAATCTGCTGATATGTAATGTTTTTTAAGGTATTTACAATCCTCCACATCTACACAAGGCTTCCCATCGATTGTGCATTCATCGTAAACACAATCAAAAGGAGTCGCTTTGCAGATAGAGAATTCGCATTTGCTCGGACACTTAGGTAATACATTAACTTTGATTATCACGTTTTATGCCTCCTTAAATTTTTTATTTCTTCTCTACGTTAGCTGTTTCAGCTTCTTCTCTGGCGTTTGCTTTACGTCTGCGCTGTTCATACTCAGACAAATCGATTTCACGCCACACTTCGCCGTCACCATCAAAATATCTATTGACTTCCACTTTCTTATCACCATCACAAATATAAAGAATACCAAGAGTGTCGTAATCTCCGTTTTTTCTATTTGTAAGGAATTCCTCACAAACAACAGTGTAGTGTTTTTGAGTATATGGCATTTCAATAGGAAAGTACTCGCCGGCGATTTTGGAAACTTGTCCATTGTGCCAACTAATGTCTGGACTATCGACATATACACAAGTGAAACGATTTGTATCTGTATATACGACATGACCGTCTTCATATACGTCTTTAAACAAAGATGACATCCTTTTACATTGATATGTGTCATATTTCTGATATTCATTGTAACGGCCGCACAAATTCCAAATATCATCTGTATCTTCAATTTGAGTTAGAGGCAGACCTTTAACCAATTTATTCAGAATGTTCAAAGTAATACCGATACTCATACCACTATGCTCATCCTCTATCAAAGATCTGAATGCCTTCAAAGCACTCTCATAGCACGCCACACCATGATCCCACTCGTCCTCCGAAGCACCGCCACGCTCTCTCTCGCAAGCAATTCGGATCTCTTCCTCCGCCCAAAGTTCCATATTGGATTTTTCTCTTTTTGTATCACTCATTTTTGTATTTCTCCTTTCACAAATAAAAACTCTGTCTCATATTTATGGTAGTCAATTCCTGGAAATCTCGTATTAGTATTCACAAACGGACAAAGAGCATTCTCCTCAGTCTTGTGTTTATAGCTACAAAAATACGTAACATCTAAATTACTTGGCTCCAATATACAATGTATTGTTGAACCATACTTTCGTTTTATTTTTTCTGTATATGGACATCGATAACATTCCGCCATAACTTATTCCCCTTTCGCCAAAATATAAAAGTGCTCCGAACCGTTTAATGATTCAGAGCACTTCTTGATATAAGTTTATTATATAACTTTATCAATATCTTTTTGATGAATTTCGATTGTTTCCCAATCAGGTCCAGGCAGATCAACGTCAACAATATACGCCGTATCCTCTTTAAGTACCTCAACGATAGTTACAGTTCGACCATCCTTTAATTGAACTTTATCATATTGTTTTACAGTCATTTTGTCTCCTCCTTTTTGGTAACATAGACACTTGTTAATCTTAATTCTCCACGATTGTCAATCCAAGCCGTTAACACATTTGCCTCTTTTTCATTAGGTCCTTTGAGTCGAATAATTTGCTCATATCTCATTCCATATCCATTGTCACCTTTTTCAACCAGTTTATGTACATCAACATGAGCATCAATATCCCGTATTAACTGATCACAGTTATCTTTATTATAACCTAAAGCAGACTCAAAAGCACGAGCTTTATCAGGAGCCTTTTCGGGATTAAGAGCATAGTCTGTAAATTTATTTCTCGGAATACTAAAATTGTTTGTTTTCTTCTCCTCTTTAATTTCGTCTTCAGACTTAGACTCATTAAGAGGATACGGTGGACCATTCCTAACACCCCACTTTTGCCCTTTGATGCCATGATGTGCAATGACATTGTAGCCAAGCCTTCCTCGAAGTTCCCAAAGAATATCTTCGACAGTCTTCCTAGTTTTTGGAGCAAGTTTAATATAAGTCGAGTGCTCGTCGTACCAGTTGAATATTTCACTCAAATCGCCTTTCTGCCAGCTGAATGACCACCAATCGCATATCATTTCAATAATATAATTGTATGGCATTTCTAGCACAATTTCACCTTCGTCTGGGTCATCGTTAATAAGCACCCAATGTTGCCAATGATGAGGATTACGATGAATGTGTAATAGCCAGGCTCGTCTAAACTCGTTTACGACAGCATAAGAGCGATTACCGCCGTAGAAATAAGCATCGTAAGCATCATACTCGTCCTGATTAAATTTACTTTGGTCGTGCTGAAAATCAATTTCCCAATATCCCTCTTGATTTTCAAACAGTTTGGGTAAATTAGTCCTCAGCCAATTGTAACCCTTTCGTACATTCTCTTTATGCCTATTTAAATAAATATCATATTCCTTGCTCATCGCTTATCCTCCAATTTGAAGCCCGAGATGAGAATATAATTGCTTATATAGTTCCTTTTCAATCTCGTCCTTATAAACTTTCACAACATTTCCATCAATAACAATATCCTTGGTCTCGCGAAGAATTGGTGCTGCCATTTCTGCCATCAATGGCGCTTTGACCTCAGCAATAAGAGGCTCCGGAAAATATCCCAAAGCCTCCATTTTCTTATGGTCGCAAGTTTTTACAAAAGGACAGTTACGACAGCTCTTTGCCATTCTTGTTAATCCCATCCTCCATCAACTCCTTCCAATATCCATCCTCATTCACAAAATTCGCAGCGTACTTAATATCTGTCGTATGCTGACATAACGGCCAGGTACAATGCTCACAACGAGTTCGATTGCATGTGTAAAGAATATCAATTCTCATTTTTCCCTCTCCTTTTTAAAGCAACATAAAAGCAGTAAGAAATATCTGTATGAGATGACAATTTTGATCGGTTACCAAACTAATAGTCTTTTTGTTTGCTTTTAGATCATCGATATTTGCATGAAGGTAAATATTTATTAGAAAACAATTTATAAATCTACTATTTATATTGAAATCCATTACATAGGCTATCGGCAACATAATTAAGAAAGTCCACATAATGCTGTGCATTAGCAACGCGTAAATATAATCTTTCTTATACATTTTTTCTGGTGCATTTTGTTCCCAGAAATCTTTAGTTTTCGCTGTAGCCAGCCAACCTTGCAAATTATAATCAGCTATAATATGGAGAAATATCATTAGTAAGACCACAAAGGCATTATTCATTCAATCCCCACCGCTTTCTGTGTAATGATCTCGCTATAAGGCAAGCTCTCAATCCAATCACAGAACGTATGCCACTCGTCGAGCTTGTGGTTCCGACGGGACTTATAGATGTTCGCCAGAACCTCGTAGTTCAGCATAACTGTCCGGCGCTGGTTGTAAGAGCTCGGAAGGAGCTGGATCATCTGCCACCAATCCTGTTTATCCTTGGTTTCGAGGTAATTTATCCGATAACAATTCAGCATCTCAATAGTAAATCTGAGAATGTCGAGAGGCGTTGCCCATACTTTATGAGGCGAGGTTATGTCCTCATCAACCGCCGCACTAGTGATCCAATCACGATGATAGGGCTCATCAAGTAGATGCTCACAACTAAAATCCTCCAGTGTAAATTCCTTATCCGCAATCTTGTGCATGGTAGAGCAAGAATTTGCAACAGTGCCTACTTTGTACGTATCGAACTCCTTCCACCAGTACAGCGGAGCAGTGATATCCAAATATACGGTAATCATCCGCATGAACTTACGATGATCGGTACCGGCATTTCTCAGTCGGTTCATCAAATCTGCATCATTCGGACCAATCCAAAATTCACTATCATCAGAGTAAGAGGCCAAAATATGATTCTCCCTCTGAGCTGGAGTGACATATCTCCAATTAGAATCGCTCTTCTCCCAAGAGTTCTTAGGGTTCCTCATACCACGAATGGCGTGTTCCCAGCCAATAACCTCGGTGTTTTCAATTTTCAGCATTTTCAAGACTCCTTTCGATATATCTATGTATCCCTTTACACTTTTCGCTGTTAATGCATCTAACAACAGTTCTTGCTGCTACTCTTTCTTCTCCACCATAAAAAACATCCATGTCCGAAACTGGTTCAAAATAAGTACAACCGTGACAATATTCTTCAACTTTAAGCTCAATCATAGGTATCACCTCATTCCAACCAATCATTCTTGAGATAGAACCATCCATAAATTATAAAACATGATAAAATAACCCATCCTGTCCAAAAAAGAGGTAAAACGGCATTCCTCTGAAATTCATTGTTTGTCTCTTCTATGGTCATATTTTTATAGAAGACATTATTGTCCGCAATCGTTCCATTTTTTAGTTCCGTAAAGATAGTACCGATACATTTTGCAGGAACACCGTAGTATACATAACGAATTCTGCTAGATTTCTTAATCGTTTTAATCTTATCCGAACTAGGAATATCGATTTTTTTGATGCTAAATGTGTTACCGCAGAAGTTTACTTTTTTTGATTTTTTGGATTCATGGTCAACATAATCCCAAGTCCAATAATATTCCGTTCTAGTATGATAGGTTTCTCCAGATTTGTATCTAACAACTCTGCAGTGTCTCGTGTATCTTTCTTTTTCTTTTTTTATATACATATACTCTCCACCGATTTCTGTATATGTAACTGGATCCACTGCCTCGAGATTTCCATACACGAAAGCATTACCGACGTTTGTTCTCATACCATATTCGAACATTTCCGAATCGTCGATTTTTACTGCTTTATTATATTTTTCATTTTGGTCCATTTGATGCTCGTTAATAACTGTAGAAATGAAAAAACCAACAATAAGAAGGACAGCACCAATTATGATACTGCCCAAGATTTCTCTTTTCGTAATTTCAAAATTATTCATTTTTCCACACACCCATCTTTATCATTCATCAAACAAATTCTGTGGTGCATCTGTAGGGGTGTCATAAACCAGATATGTATAATTCTGTTTTTTATAACCTAAAATATCCAGGAAGATTCTTGCAGGGAATTTGCGTACATATCTGTTATATTCTTTAATCTGTTTATTATAATTGCTTCTATGCTCGGCAATAAGATTTTCTGTCATCGACAATTCGTTCATCAACTCTCTATAATTTTCATTAGATTTCAGTTCTGGATATGCTTCGGACACTGCTGTAATTGCCGTAGTAACATTCTCAATATTGCCAATATCTCCTCTTGCATCTACAATTGCTTTCAAGGTTTCAGCTTCGTGTTTGTCGTACTGCTTTACACAATCAACTATATTATAAATCAGATCAATCCTTCTTTTTTCCTGCACTTTGATATCAGAATTTGCTGTATTCACCTGTTCTTCCAAAGCAATCGCCGTATTTTGCGAACTCTGAATGATAATTACACTCAGAATACCCACAGATGCGATAATTAGTACAATAAGTAATACTACTTTCCATTTATTTTTCATAACTTCATTTCTCCTTTCAAATCACATAAATGCTGTTCGAAACATGTTCATCATTATTGTTCTTAGCGAACTCTCTACACTTACGTTTCACATAGTTTCCATCCAAATCACTATATAAAACAAAAGTAGGTGAGGAAAAGAATTTCTCACAGTCTTCAACCATTTTGAACTGTTTATGCTTCTTGATGTATAAACAATCAGATCGGACATACCCTTTTTTATAAATGTCAATCAGACTATTCACATAGTCCAAGATGCTCTGCTGCACTATGGCGCTCATCAATAATCTGTAGCAGTAATCAGTTTTAGTCATTTTACCTCATTCTTTCTCTTTCAAAAGATGCTTCAACATTCTCAAACTCGTAATCAGAATCCAAGAAACGAACATCTTTTGGTTCGACCATATCAATCGTTCCGTCACGATATTCAATCAAACCAACAATTCGTTTCACAACAACAGGATCCGCATAATGGGGATAAATATTAGTTTCAATAATCTCCTTAGCCAGAGTTTTCCGCCCATCATAACTAATTGGTATATTAAACTTTATACTAATACTGTCAGCTTCTACCCATCTATGAAACAATGCTTCTCGATACCCGTACACCAAACACGGTCTGTATTTCGCAGTTTCAATTGTTATCATTCCGTCCAATCCAGACATTATTTACCACGCCTTCCCATTTTTTTATTCCATTTCTTATACAGGTTGCAGGGCCATTTATAAAACACTTTTTCTACTACAATGTATGCCAGGAACACTGGCCAAAAATATGTAACAATAATCATATCGGTATGATCATACGTGATCCCCTTCCAACTGAAGGTAAGAGCCGTAATCGCACCCATCAAAATATAAACAACAAACCATACAACAGTAAGCATTTCGTTTCTCCTTTCAATCACTAATACTTGCTAACATCAAAAATACAACCAGTACAAAGATATATTTACTCATTAGATATTCCTTTCTTAATATTCAGCTTTTTAATAACACAAATAGAACTCATTTTGTAATTTCCACCACTGTACTTCGGATTACGTTCGACATACTGCTTTGCCACAAACACAGCATCTTCTTTGTCCGTCGCACTAACCTCAAATTCTTCAACTCCGCGGAAATAGTGTTCTATCTGCATTAAATATCGGTTCAATACACTTACCCCATTTCATTCATAACTTTTATCTCATTAAGACGCATATTAGAAACTCCGGTAATAACATCTTTAATCTGAGCGTTTGTTATCATTCTCCAGCACATCTCACAAGGATGTGGAATGTTAATTGGCTTACCATTCTCAAACCCAGCCAAAAATAAAGTCGCACCAATCATATCAGAAGGGTTAGCGTTAATAATCGCATTTGCTTCTGCGTGAACGGCACGACATTTTTCATACTGCTGACCGTGAGGAATATCATGTGCTTCACGCCAACATACTCCCTCATCACAGCAGTTAGGTTCGCCTCTGGCAGCTCCGTTATAGCCAGTAGAGATAATCCGGTCATCCTTGACAATAACCGCTCCATACTGTCTTCTAAGGCACGTACTGCGTTTAGCCACAGCTTCGGCGATGCCAATATAATATGAAATTTTATTCGGTCTCATTTTCTGTCTCCTTTTGTTTATTTAGCTGCTATTGCTTTAAGAAACTCCTCGAATTTTTTCGTATCCGACATAAGCTTACTAAGAGTTTCATAGAAATCGTCGGGATCTACGAATTCGTTGAGATGCTTCGCGATAAGAATAAATTCCCCATTGCAAAATATGTGCGCTGTATGCAAAAATATTTTTTTCATGTACAGCCACACCGTTAAAGCGTCTCGTTCTTCAACTGCGTCCTTTAAACGCTCTCCAAAATCCTGTCCGAGTATAGATATAGTCTCGATGTCGATGAAGAAATATATAGGAGTTGCTTGAAACCCATTCAGAGTTTTTTTAACGAAATTTTTCTTATACATCTTCGTTCTCCTCTCGTTCAATGTTATACAACAACATCAATAGGCTGAATAAAGGTGCATTCCTGAGTCATAGCTGCTTCAGCCATAGAAATCTTACGTTTTTTCATATATCCTCCTTGGGTTTGGACAAAATGTCAACCATTAGAACACATTTCTCAATTACCTCCAACAAACCGTTCTCTTTTTCTTCATCAGAAGTATGACCGTGAATGGTGTAATTGTAAAAATCACTGTGAGAAATACCATTTTGGGTTACACGAACCAATACAGTATTAGATTTTTCAATTTGTTCCACTGAAATCTCATATCCGTCATGAACAAGTTCTTCTATCCGCTGTATAAAGCTCTTTTTTATAGTGACTTGGACGTTTTTTGCTCTGTGATTGTAGCTCATATCATCGATGTAAACATCTGCATAGATTTTTCTTGCATCGATACCATACTTTTCAACTATTTCAGGCAAATTTTTATTAACAGCATCGAAAACAATACCGTATTTTTTGCAATAATATAGCGCATTCACCAGTTCCATGCCGCTACGACACGTCCAAAGGATAATTTTCGAGCCAGCAGCCTGCTCTTTTTTCACATAATCGATGACTTCCATGATCGGTTCGCCAATATCGGGCCATCTATTCTCAAATAATGTGCCATCGAAGTCGACTGCGATAATTTTAGGATCCATATTTTTCTCCTTTCCGCCAAAAAATATCAATCTTGTGCATCGAAATCGTCATACGGAATCTGCTCAACATCTCCGCCAGGGAGAGTCACAGACATCATCAATATGTCTTTTTCTTCATCGTAATACAAATCATCGAGTTGATTGTTCCAATCGTCAAACTGGTCAGAAATATCATATTTCATAGCTCTTCTCATACGAATAAGCTGGCTATGGATGATTTTTCTCCACTTTCTAGCTGTTAATGTTCTCGTTTGAGACAGAACATTGTACAACCCATACTCCGTCAAGAAAACAACTGTAGCTTTCTCGCCATCAAGCATCGTAAATTTGATGATATACTCATCTTTCTCACACAAACCCTCGATTTCCAGAACATCATTGTATCCAAACATCTCTGCAACCTCATACGCGATGAATAAAGGCTCGTCCATGGATGAATACACGTCCAAAATCTTCTCATCAAATTTGATTTCCCCTACTTTTTCAATCATAATAAAATCTCCTTTCTGCTCTCTTTATGAATAATACATATCAAGCACGGCTTCTGCTTGTTTTACCTTGTCGATCTGTCTGCACAAAGCATAATTAGAACAGTTGTGGCTACACTCTCTAGTCACATGAATATCGTTGAACCTTTCGCAAGTGAACATAATCTCGTTTGTTCCAGATTCAAATCTTTTTATATATGCTGCGCCTTTACATTTTTCAAAAAAAGATTTAAGTGGATGATTTCCAACGAGATAGCACAGTTTGTCTTCCTCGTGAAAATATTTCTTAACTGTCTTTAAATCCATAAATATCATTCCTTCTCTTTAAAGTTAATCGGACGATCTGTAGCGTAATTCGTTGGAGCATCCATGCATTCGTCGCAAGGTTCTTTATGCTCATCGTCTTTGTCCCAATACTTGCATCTATTACAGTACAGATCGTATCTTACTTCTTTCTGCCCCTCTATTTTTCTCACTCCTTTATTGTAAAAAGAAAAGAGCCTGAGTAATTAAACTCAGACCCCTTTTTCAGGTTAATAACTGTCAACAATACGTTTAATCAGTTTGAGATTTGCTTTAAAATCCTCATTAGATTCGGATTCTTTTAATCCCTCAAACGCGAACTGTAATAATACAAGTGTTTTTGCATTATTATCATCCGCTTTCTTTTCTTCAACTTCAACCAACGTTTCTTCCATTTTGGGTTTCTCCTCCTCCACATTGATAGTTTCTTCTGATTCTTCGATATTCGTTGAATTCGATTCGTGAACTTTTACGAATGCAAATCCCTGAATTTCTTCAAAAACCCTCGTTAACTTATCAAACGTTTCATCTGTGATAAATTCCCAACGTGTTTCGTCACGTTCAAGCCTGCCGATAGTAGCAGATGATAAACCGGCTTTTTCAGCCAGTTCGCTTTGAGATAACTTCATTTTTCTCCGATTCCATTTAAGTCTTTCGCAATTTCCCATTTAAAATCACCTTTCCTTTCATAAAGGAACATGTAATTCCCGCGCAAATTAAACGGTACTTGCTTTTCTCGCAGTAGCCATAATTCTGGAAATTTCACAAGATGATTTTGCCTTTCTGATTTTACGAACTACCTCATCGCCGTATCTCAGATCTTTAGCGGCCTTAATAGCTTCTGCTTTATAATGAACACCTCGATTACTTTTTGATTCTTTATCTCTCAATGAGATCACCTCTTTTCAAAATTTTTACCCGCAAATTTTGTTTCGTTGAATTTTTTCTTTTCTTTCAACGCTCTGGCAATAGCCAAATCAATTCCAGATTTAGATTTTAAATGGTAATAATACAAATCCGTAAATGGAGTATTCAATCTGTCAATCCGTCCAGCTGCCTGCTGCATGACTTTATAAGAGTAATTCTCAGAAAAGAATACAATCGTATCTGTTTTGATACAGTTCCATCCTTCAGCGCCAGCATTGTACTGTACAAGATAAACCCAACTATCGCTATCTGGTATTTCCTGATGTTTGTGTCCGTTCCATTCAGCTACGTCGACCGGAGTTTCTTCAAACAGATTTTTCAAAATATCCAGCTCATAGTCAAAATTATAGAAGATAATCATCTTCGGATGCTTCTCAAACAATTCCATAAGTGCAATCTGACGAGAAATATCACTATTTACTATCTTTCTCCAGACATAACAAAGACCGCCAGCATTTAAAATAGGTTCGTTTTTATACGGATCCCATCTATCTCTGCCAGCAGCCTTATAGGTCAAAATATCATAATCAACAAATACATCCTCGTGTTTTGCTATAGTTTTTCGCTTGAAATCCATATCTACAAGAATTTTGTTACGAAGTCTGATAAGTCTTCCTGTGTTATAATAGCCATCGATTTTAGGGAAGTTCGTAACAACTCGACTATAGATAACGTGGTTGCTCGTGAAATCTGTCTTATTTTTAAAGAATCCATTGGCAATAAATACGGGGACATAATCCATCCAAGTATCTCCAGGGGTAGCTGATAGCAAAATCCAGTTATTATCTTTAGCGATTTTCAGAAACGCTTTCACCCAAGCTCCCGATCCGACGACGCGCTGTTCATCAAATATAAAGAAAGCATTTTTTACTTCCTTATACTTTGCGATATTATTCCACGAATCCACAACAACCTTGTTTTTATACAAGTTTATTTCTGGGTTTGTGGAGAGCAGGAAAGGCGTTAATTCACCTTCCCACTCTTTTGTATCCCGTTTGCGAGCAGTTGTGATTATATATAAATCCTGAGGAGGATCATTCATCGGAATATATTCTTCAGAATATAAATCCCCATCCTGCTCTTTATAGTAGTAACCAATGGATGTACGAGACTTCCCACTACCTACACCGCCACAGAGAATCTTGCCATTTTCCAAATTCTCAATAGCATCTAGTTGATAATTGCGCAGATTAAGCCACGACAAAATATCACCTCTTTAATATTCATGAGGGAACAGAATAGTCGTTACACTTCTGTCCCACTCTGTAATAATCCAGATGGTAGTATCATCGTTATACTTATACACAGCAAGAATACGTTTGTCTTCAACAACCGAAATATCATTCTGTTCTCTGTCTTCTTCGCAGGTATCGCCCCAGTCGCCTTCAATATAGCGACCAAGACTGCGATTTACGAAAGTTGCAAATGTTCTATCATCCCTGTATTTATCGCGTACAGCGATTGTCATTACAACCTTACCAAGTTCGAATTTGCTCATACTGCTCTCTCCTTTCATTGTATGTCACGTAATTTTTACCAGGGTTCTTCTTCAGGTGCTTCCTGTTCAGCGTATTTAGCAGCAAATCTGCTTTCTGCAATTGTTACATATAGCTCTTTCACATATGCAGAATATGCAGGAGCTCCGCCTCTCTTGCTGCCGTAATCATAAGGATTGATTTCCAGGTCGACATAGATAATGTCGGCAGTATCGAGTCTACCAACAGTATCCTCGTCAAGGTGAATCATGTTTTTGCCTTTCTTCAGAACTACAACCGGAGGCTGAGCAGAATCGTAATTCAGCTTAACCTGCACATAATATCTGGAGTCTTCTGTTTCATCATAAGACTGCTTGATCTTAATGTTCCAGCCGTCGTTGATCAGTTTCTGTGCCGTTTCTTCATCATCGATGAAAACACAGAAGTTGCGATTGCCTTTTTCGTTATACTGCTGTTCTCTGCCAGAGAAATTTTTCCAGAAGATTTCAGCATCTTCAATACACAGTGTTGGAATTCTTTTATAAGCCATAATTATGCTCCTTTCAAAATATCAATTAAAATGGTAACTCTGTTTCATAAATAGGTGCTCCGTTTTCGTCGTATTCGACACCCATATATGGATCGTCTGATACGAACCATTCGAAATCACCAAGATTAGAAATAGCATCAATAGCGCCAATTACGAGATTATCGTAATAAGACCTATCAATGTCTTCTTCTTTATTTAATGTCTGAACCATCTCTGCTTCAAGCCAACGATAGCCGTCAGCGCCTGTTGCAGATGCGTAAGTGGAAATATCATTGTGAGGATCAACGCCTGATTCCCGAACAAGAATCCCACCTCCGCAACCGGGCTTAATCGGACAGAATGAGCCAACTCGTCCTACAAAGTGGTAATCATGCCCTTTAGCAATTAACTCATCAAGTTCTTTGATTCTAGCAATCGTCTTATGTAATGCCGAATCAAAACCTGTAGTCATGTTATTGAGCTTGCTCTTTGGATTGCGGATTTCCTTGCTCAGTTTTGCTCGCTCATTCTCAAGCATCGCGACATCCGGAAGATTTTCATTTGTGTCCAAGTACAGAGAACTTGTCACAGATTTTGTCTCACACATATCAGAGAAGCAAATATCTTCCTTACTGAACAACGTTTTGAATACGTATGGAACAGCAAACTGAGCACCGGTAGCAGTCCACTCGCCGCTATGTTTTGCGTTATCGCCAGGAACATAGCCATATAGCTCCTGACACTGTTCTGTCGTAGCGTATTTTGCGATATACACAGCGTTATTAACCAGACACATACGCTCGTAGGTGGCTTCATGCTCGAACACATAGCCATATCTTTTACCAAAATCCATTACAAACTGAATAATTTCAGGTGTTGCATCCGGAATTTTGATGGAGTCCGTTTTGATGTGGGCGACACGGAACCCTTTCTTCTTAACAGCTTCTTCCAGTTCAATCATGAAGAGTGCCCCACGCTTGGCTACAATGTTATCCTTGTTTCTCTTATCTCTGAATGGATTATCAAACTTGGCTGCTGTCAACCCATACACCGCATTGATCGCTGTCTTCAATGCATTCGCAAGGTCTTTAGAAGTCATTTCACCATTCAGGACCTTCTGAATGTACGGTCTTAATTTGCCATCTAGCATGTTGTTTACTTCTTCCCATGCTTCATGTTTGATGGCTACACGACCGTCTACAATCTCTTTGAATCTTGTTGTAAATTCAACACCAAACAGAACCTCTGCGATTGCACTATGCGGATGCATAGACATGACATCTAACAATGCGACCAAACAATGAATCGCGTGCATCGCATCGACATAACCGCCTTCTCCAACTTCGATTTCCTTATAGACGGATTTACCGAAGCTGTATTCGTATCCAGGGAAATATGGCAAAATACTCTCATCGTTAAACGGCATTTTAAGAACTTTATTTTTGTTTAACCATTCTTCCATTTCTGGATCGATTGTTTTGACAGGTTCCGCCATATTTCTGTAATTGAACTGACTCTGAGGTTTCTTATTGTTACCAAAGATAATCCTCGTTGTCAGCGCATTTGTGGTGGCGTTGGGGTTCATATCGGCTAAGTCTGACAGAATCAATCTCGCTGTCCAGTCCGCAGACAAATGATTAAACACCGCCTCAGTTGCCAGTACGTCATTGTCGCAATATTCTGCAACCTTTGGCCATAATTCCTCAGGTACAGGCTTGTCCCAAGGCAAACCAAGCTCCTGATGATGGATACCCAGCTCAATTTCCCATTTCTTCAGGCTCTTTTTATTCGGAGCCGAAGCAAAGTCATATACGTCCGTATAGGAAATATCATAGGCAGCAGAGAAGAACGCTCCATCTTTTTTATCGATAATACGCTTGGACAGGTCATACAACTGCTCGTTGCTGTAGCCCAACATTCTTGCATATATCAGATGGTTATCGTATCTGCGGTTATTAAAGCCGATTAAATCGTACTGCATCAGCTGCTCAATGTCTTTTGGTGAGGGATTGATCATTCTCACAACTGGATTATTTTCTCCTTGGAGTTTCCAGTTCACGAGAAATAAATTAGGGAACACCTCAATGTCATAGAATACAATTCTAGGATCATTTGAAGCATTCCCTTCGAACATTTCCTCAGATTTGAATTTCATTTTGCTAACTAACTTAACACAGTAGTCAGCCTGATTTGTACTATCCATAGCGAAAGAGAGAATATCACCTTCCATGTCTGAAACATCGTATTTCAATCCTTGTTCATAGGCTTTTTCCAAAACCATATAAATGAAATCTATACTTGGCTTTGTTGAAGCATGGACTTCTTTGTTCAGACCTTTCAGAATCGATGTTCTCAATGCCTTCTCGCTTTTTACGCCTTCAAAATTCACCATTTTTTTATCTCCTTTCAACGGCAAACCAGAGCTTATGACAGCGATTGGTAAGTTATTACATTTAGACAACTTACGTCTAAGTGAGCTCTTACCAGTAAAAACCTTGATTTCGACATGCTCTTCATAAATTCGCCCAAGCAACGAAGGATCGCCGCCTGTGTAAATATAATGAAGATGAATGCCCTCTCCGCTTTTACTAAGCTCGGCGTAAGTCTGCGGCCATTTAGATGCCGCTTCTATATTCCTTTCGAGACACTTATTACCGTTCTCGTCAGGAATATCGAAGTCAACTACGATGTGGCTTATATCGGTTGGCTTTGTATAGTGAAGTTTAGTTGTATCTATATCAGACAGCTTTGTCTTCACATTCTCCCATTTCTTATTGGGGATTTCTGTTACTGTTGTGGCATATTGAGCAGGCCAATCTTTGCAAACTTCATCAAAGATGGATTTTGTTTCAATGAATTCGAGCCACGATGGTTCTGCTTCTTTTTCCTCTATATTATTACTGCTAGCACTCTCAAATTTATCGGTTCTAAAACCACAATAATAGTTCCTAACTCTGGAGCCATCTTCAAGAGTATACCTTTCTTTGTAGTCGTGAAAATAGTTTTTCAATTCTTCCTTAAATATCCTCAAAGAGAACGGATAAGCAACTTTTGCATCTTCGCAGTAGTTCTTATACATTTCCCATGCGATTTTCATTGTTGTACCGTCCTCTTTCTTGAAGATATGATAAGAGTCAACTACGAAATTATAGAAATCATTCGAAGCATCCATCATCTTGATAGGAATGTACCCGTCATAATAGTTCGGGTTTTCCAGATAAACATCCAGACAATGCTGCGCAATAGCTCCCAATTCAAATTTGATTTGTTTCATAATTTTGTCATATTCCTTCTGACTTACTTTATTACCAGAGGGAGATACATCAATCAATCTACGAATCAAACCTGATTTTGCATCTGTGATTCTTACGGGTTTGTTTGTCCCCATAAACAAGAAACACTTAAATCTGTTTGTGTAAGCAGATTTGAATTTCTCATTTACAGTCATCAATTCATGAGAAACCAAACTATTCAGTCTGGTATTATCCTCAATTCTTGATAAATCACCGTCATGCTGAATTGCTACAAGAGGATTACATTTAAACGGCTCCAGCGCAAAAGAGTTATTCGAGGAGCCAAGTGCTTTTGCATCGAAAACGGAATAATATCCTTCGAAAAGCTGCTGGATAATATTCAGAATTGTAGATTTACCTGTACCGGCTGAACCGTACAACACCATAAATTTCTGCAGATGCTTAGAATCTCCAGATACAATAGAACCAATCGCCCATTCGATTTTATGTCGTTCTTCTTCGGTATACAGAGTTGAGATCAATTTCTCGTAAGCATTGATATTCCCCTTCTCCAACGGATAAGGAAGGCGCTTACTTGCATAATCTTTCTTATTTGTCTCTGTATTCGAGAATATCAATTTTTCATCAAGCATAGTAAAAGAATCTCGCTGCTGTCGCTGACAGTATTTATGCCAAGTATCAATTATTCCTGTTTCAGAATCCCACATATGAAGAACTCTGAAATGGCCATCAAATCGTTGACTGTTTTCCTTTGCATAGTTGTCAAGTTCACGGTCGATAAGGTCTATTACATCCTGCTCATCTGTAGACCATAATCCTCGTTCCTCAATCCAGACGGCATAGAAATCACCGCCTCGAATCATTAGATCGGAGCTCTTACCAACTTTGAATTTAGGATAGATTTCTATCATGCCACGCTTTGTAGAACGTGTCGAAACCATCAAAAAGTCAAACATTGATTATTCTCCTTCTTCTCTCTTTCCGCTTTTCTGTTCCTCTTGCATCTCGCAAATTTTCTTTGCAAGGGCTTCCATTTTTGCATCCTGCTTTTTCTTGTTCTTCAGCATTGTATACGCCAAGCCACAAATCAAAAATGCAACGCGAGTATTGATTTTAGACTGCTGTTTCATATTGCGCTTAATTGTTTGAATCGAAGCATCATTGCTCCGAATAGTTCCAAAAACGTAGCTGAGCATTTCTTCCATAAATATCACTCCTTCTTTAAAAAACTTTCCTGTGTCTCAAATTTCCAGTCCTTAGGACTGTTAAACGTGAAAATGAATTCACAATTGTTATTGTGGCGAATTCGAATACAGTTTCTGCCATGAGGAAACCATACTTTGATTCTGGTTCCCCCATAGTTTGGAAACATTTTTTCGAATACCTTAAGTATCTCCGTATGTGCCATTACCAGCCCTCCTTGAAAATATCTTGGGTATTTGTGAGATACAAATTCATCTGTATCCAGATTTCTTCACAACGCATATCGTGGTTGCTGCTAACTGTGAATAATCCACCAGAACCGTTTCTTGCATATTCCCTATGTAAGAATGCTTCGATTACACCTCTGACATATCCACTGTCAAAATTGGAATCTGTCATATTGATGAGCTTTAAGCTTCTTAACATCTCCATAAACCACATACTGGTTCTGTCCCCAATGTCTTGGTCTTCCATGATTTGCTCTTCGCGAATGGCTAAGGCCGCCATCATTTCCAGAACAGAACAAGGTCTGTCATCCAGATATGCAGCGACCATAGCATCATCGTAATCATGTTCATAGCAGAATCTATATCTCAGATCTGTACCATCGTCTGCTCGATTTGCATCCATTGCAATTAAATACTCAAACGATACAGAATGAAGATAACAGAGGAGTTCCCGGTAAGACTTATGACCGTCAATCATTTTTTCATAGATCCAGTCAAAATATAATTTATTAAGTCTTTCCCTTGTCATATTTTCTCCTTAAATTTTAGGTCTTTTTACCTGATGGTATTTTCGCTCATCCGTCAGGATCTCATAATCGCATCTCCGCTCATCATTACGAACATAAACTGAATCTTCTTCATACTGTCCGAATGTGCTTAACGAATCCATTCCAACGGTTCCGTCCACATCATCCACGATGTTATCATCTTCGTCAGTAAGTATCCCATCAGCATAATATGTCAGACTAACTTTTTCATAATCGTATACCTCGCCGAACTCTTCTGGCGTAATTACATGAGGGCTACAATTCTTCTTTACATTGCTCTGCGCCATTTTTGTATCTCCATATTTCTGCTCCTTGATGATCTTTTTTGCATTTTCCAATGCCTCTTCATCGACTTCTTCATCTTCTTGCTCTTCGCAAATATCATTCTCGGAAGCTGTTGCTTTGTCGACTTTTTTATCTATTCTTCGCATAGATTGAATTTCTTCATCCATACGCTTTTCATATTCGTTCTTGGAAATAGTCCAGGTAACAATTGAACCGATTGCTGCGCCTACGATAAATCCAATAATCGAATTATTCTTACTCATAATCGTTTTCCTCCTCTTCTTCGGTTGTGAGTGTCATTACTGTAACTGCCAGTCCACCGAACAACGCTGAAACACTCAGCAGAATTCCACCAGTAATATGTCTTTTTCTTTTCGTATCGAGTAACTGATCGATCATATAAATCATATTTTCAAGACCGTCCATATTTACACCTGCTTTCCGCCATGCAATACAGCAATACCTCCTACAAAACAGAGACTCGCAATCCCTGCCAACGCGTAAGATAAAATATTTGTGATATTGTTCATACAGATGCCTCCTTAATAGCTTGAAAAATAATGGTTGCCTTCTTTTAGTAATGGAGTTCCATAGGATGAATATTTTTCTGTTCTGAAGAAAAGACAGCTCGTATTTGTCCGAGATTTTAGTTCTTCTTTTACGAGATTTAAAATATCATCTCTAACATAGCAACGTTCGATTCTTCCGTTCCACACAGATGTGAACTGACTTTTCTGATAGATAACTTCTCTACCACTATTGGGCCAATTTGGATGATCAATACGATTTAGAATCGTATCAATTACCAGGCGTTTTCCCAATTCAGATTCGCCCTCTGCTTCAGCCATAGTCACAAGCGAAATAAGATTCATATCTTCTTCTGACATCGGGTACGATTCTTCCTCTATTGGCTCGACTACAATTTCTTCAGCTTTTTCTTCTTCCTGTACTCGCTGCTCCACAATCGTCTCCGGAATAATCTCAGCATCAGTCTTGACATTGAAAAATATCAATGTGAATAACGCAGTCAGCAATAAGAACAAACAAATCCTAAATGTACATCTTAAAGTCATAGACCAACCTCCTTAAAATAAAAGACCACCCTTCAGTGATCTCTGAGGATGGTCGTCTGTGCTTATGCGAATGTTCTTTCGTGTTTCTTTGTTTTCATCAGCTCATAGATATTGCCGTCACAATTAAAATCAAGCGTGATGACTCTTTCCAGTCCGTTCGGGAAATCGGGGTTCTCTCTGAATGTTACATCGATATTAAAATCAACGAAGCCATCTCCCATATCCTCCTCGTATTCAGGTGTCCATACCCAGCCTGCCAACTGACCTTCTGGTGTCTTAGGCAAATCCAATCTTTCCAGAATTTCATTCAGGAAAATATGCTTGCAAGCTCTAAGCTTGTCTGTAGCATACTGCTGTTCAGATTTCAGATACAACATCATATAGTCAAGGTTATCGCTCCACCAGGAAACCATAGAGCTATCGATTACAAACTGTGTGTAGTCAGTAGCTGCATTTGTGTCTACCACTCCGACAGTCTTTTTGACTTTCTTTGTCTTGCCGTCCTCGTCCGTAATAGTTTCCTCAATTTTCTTAGCCTTGATATTGTATCTCAACTCTCTGTCAACATCAGAGCCAAAACGTTCTACGACATGACCTCTATATTCCTTGAATGCTTTAGAAGTCGCCGTAAATGCTGCTGTAATTGCTGCATTTCGTTTTCTCATAATGTTATGAGATGTCAGGATACCCGCAATAGAGAAACCGCCGATAATTACTGCCGGTGCATAACATGCCATCAATTTCATACCAGTCTGAGCATAAATCAGAGCCACGTCTTTCTTTCTAACCTCGGGCGTGTAACCATGTTTTTCGCACAGTTCTGCGTCGTCCGCCACCTTATGTACAGATTCCAGATTTTCTTTTGCCTCGTCCAAAATATCACAGGCTTTTGTCGTAGCTCTACAAGCCATTACGGTGCTGCCAATAACACCGACGATACCTGCTACAATCAGGATTTCAGCGTCATTGGATTTTACTTTTGTTTTGGCTTTTGTTGCTGCCATTCTAATTTTCTTGGGTGCTTTAAATTTTCTCATTTTATTTAACTCCTTTCGATTCTTTTTCTTTCAAATGATTGATCAGATGGTTAATATACCACTTTGCTTTTTCCAAGTCTTGGATGCCGTTCTTCTGATTCCAACGGCAAATATATTTGATCGCGTTTCCTGTATCGGTCGCTTCAATCCCGACCAAGTTTTCTGTAAAGGCTTCGATCACATCGATTACTTCGATGCCTTTTTCAGACTGATAGTGATTAGGAGCTTTCACCATCTGGTCCTCTGTAAAATCACCATTTTTTTCGTGCTCGCTCATTTTCAATCCCCCAAATTCAATTTTCTTACTGCTGGCATATAGATAAAATACTTACCAATCCCGTTTTTCGACACACGAACACCCTTCAAGTTGTACCATCCGTAATTGATATCTGTATAGTCAATTGTTTCTTTATCACCAACAAGTTCTTTAGCTTCTGCCACAGAGAGTCGACCATATTTTTTCACAATATAAAAAATATCATTGTAAAAACTATCGATATCAAATCTGTTCTCAAACTCAAAACGAACATTAAACAGACCATTCATACCAGTTTGAAAAACATCATCGTTGCTTAGCAAACTCTGCCCTTCAATAATTCTTTCCTGTGCAACAATCTGACAACCACATCTAGGACAATCAAAAGTATCAAAATGTCTACCGTAAGCTGTTTTGATAATTTTCCGTTCATTAGACCATGGCATGAACTCTTTTCCACAAACTTTACACGTCAATCTTTTGTCTTTCATTTTAATTCCTCCTCTCAGAATGTTACAATCCAAAGGCACAATCTGATTGTTACCGTCAGAATAATAGTCACCAGGATTGTCATAAAACAAATAACCAGAAGATTACCTAAGAATCTTCCCAGCAGATTTGATATTGTATTTTGTTTATCCATAGGAACAGGATATTTCATGCAGTCGCCTCCTCAATCCAATGGCAACGGTCTAGGCATACGAATTGTAAAACCGCCACCTCTTACACTTACCGTGTCAGCTCTTTCAATATTCTTCCAACCGTACTTATTATCTGTATAGTTAGCCTGTACGTTAGACAACTCATAGTAATCGGCAACAGTAGCAGTCCCATACCGATCAATGATGTCGTCCATCATGCGCAGGACATCCAGAGCTTCGCCTCTTGTATCAAATATCAATTCTGCAAGTTCATAGCTGGATCTTGCGCGAACCTGATTATAATCTCTGCGATTATTTTTGTTATCGTAATAATCGCGATAGGATACTTTTGTGCCGTTTCTGCCGCCACCACGGCTGCCAGAGCGCTTTTCTCCAAAGAGAATAACATTGACCACGTCGCTGATTGTGTCCTTAAAGCAAGGAACAAGTACGTCTTCAATCATGTGAGATCTAACATCCTCTATGTCTTCAGGAATGATCAAATCTACTGCTTTTTGAAACAGTCCTTTTTTCTTTGTCCGCACCTTACCAGAAACAACTGGTTCTACTTTTTTCTTAGGCTCAGTTTCCTTCTTCTCATTTTCTTCTCTGTATTTGTGAGAATTGGGTTTTAATTCCTCCATTTTTCCACTCCTTTTCAGTAAAAAGAAAAAAGAGAGAACGCCTGTAATAGACGCTCTCTCAAGCTTTGTTTATTTCTTCTTTTTGTCTTCATCAATTATTTCGGTTGCTGTTCCATCAATTGTTTCATCAACATGACTTTTTTTCTTTGCTTCCTTTGCAGCTTTCTTTTCGTCTTTCTTAGCCTGTTTTTCTGCCTTCTTCGCTTCACGCTTTTCTTTCGCATCGGATACAAACTCCGCAGCCTTCTCTTTTAAAGGTGTACCAAATTTTACGATTGCACCACCAATCAGTGCACCACCTAAAACCAGTCCTGCCTTCACAAGAGTGCCTGCCAGATTGCCATCTTCCTCGTAAGAGTCTACGTCAAATTCGATTTTCTCAGGTTCGACACAAGTAAGTTCGCAAGATTCTACTGCATTGTTTTCGATTTCCTTTGTTTCAATGTTTTCAAATTCACTCATAATTTTAGCCTCCTAAAAGATAATAAAGTAATAATATAAACTGAGGGTTACCCCTCTCCATAATAGAATTTGTAAATTCTGCGGATTTGAGGATTAGGTAAAGTCATAGAATGGTGGACTTACATGCCGAATAACAATACAAGGTCTGTTATCGTTTGTGAGCTTCGTATCATAACTTAGCTCAATGTAAGCCGTATCAATATTCCAACCTAAGATCTCGCCAACATCTATAGGGTCCAAATTTATTTCCCAATAGAACTCGTTAAGAGTAATATACATTTCCTCTCGCATTCTACGATTCAAATCGTTGACATTTTTCTCCAGTTTTTGAACATTCGCATAAAAATAGCGTCCAGACATTGCATCGAAACACAAGTCATTACCGGAGCCAGTATCAATAACTTGATGTTGAGAAATTGGATTGGATTCTAATTTTTCCTGTGCAATCTCAGAATGAATCTCTTTCTCTTTTTCCTCTCCGATTTTTTCAATTACTTTGTGTCGATAATCTCTGAACGCCGTTTCAGATAATGAACACGCTGCAGCCAAAGCTGTATATCGCTTTACCATTACTTTATTGCCCCAAATAAGAAGAGCAACAGAAACACCCCCGACAAGAATTGCCGGAACATAACATTTCCACGTTAACTTTACTGTTTCTTTAACCTCAACAATCTCTAATTCGGTTTCTGCTTTCTCTTCTTCCAGAATCTTTAAAGCTCTTGGTGTCGCTCTAACTGCAAGAATCGTGGATGTAATCATCCCTGCGATTCCCAAACCAGTAAAGATTTCCGGAGCATGATTTGATGTTTTTGTACGGACTGTTTTACCAATCCTCTTAATTCTCTTATGCATCTTTTTTCTCCTTTCCATTTATGATGAACCAAACAAGAATATCCTCAGCTAATTCTTGAGCAACTTCAAATCGTCTGCCATACTCCCAATTCTCTTTATTGCCAAATACATCTTTGTTTTTATATAAGAACATTTCTCGAATATAGTTCTCGACAATCAATTGTCCGTCCTTCTCAGGATTTCTTTTGATCCTATCCATTATTTCGTAGGCGGAGCACCGTCTGTAAGAATACTCCTCCAACAATTCTTTAGGAATTTGATCTACTGGAGTTGATAAATATCTATTTATGTACCGCAATACAAACGATGCTGTTAACCGCTCATAATACACTCAATACCACCTCCTCATTCATGCGTAACAAATGACATTATGTAAGATATCATCAGCAACCAGAATCGCAATGCTGAATATCATTTCCTGCCTGCTCCCTTCTTCTGAAATAGCCCAGTAATAACTCACTTTGTCGTAGTATTGCTGAACAATCCAACTCGGAAGATCTTCTGGATTGTCTAATAATAGCTGCAGTATTTCATTAGCAGCTGCTCGTTCATAGATATGCTCTTCGAAAATATCAGGAGGCCAATTCTTTCTTGGTTCGAAGTAATTATCGCCAATGTATTGTATTAACATAGATATAGCCGATTCATTTTCAGGCAATCGCATCTGAATCACTCTTTTCTTTCGAGTTCATCACGCACAACTTCACGTACAAACTCCTCGCTTTCTTCTGCATCGAGTCTACTGTCAATGAATCTATCTGCGATATAAGGCAACGCAAGAGCAGCCCCTTTGAGTAGCAGGCTTCCAAATTTAAGCCATATATTTTTGTTTTTCATATTTGTTCTCCTTTCAAAATATCAATACTCGAATTCGCATTCCATATAATCTGCCGTAGGCGCAAACGGCATCCAGATAATATACTCATTTCCTTCTAATTTGTGTTCGAAGTCAATCCAGTTAAGGTCGTAATCTATATCCATAGACCACCCAATAGAAGTGCCATATTCGATTGGTGGTGCTTGTAGAAATTCCAGCAACTCTTTAACGTCTGCATATCCTCTCAACGCATAGTTTCTGTTGAAATGATACTCGCCTAGAATCACCTGCTTTTCTGTAGATTTGAACCGCACATCAAACTCAGGAATATAGAACCAAAATTCTTTCTCGCCAAGTTCATCCGTTTTGTATTTACTTTTTTTATCTTTGATTTTCTCTCTATCTATGATGTCATTTGCATCTGCTCCGAATAATTCTCCAACTTTATCACGATGCTCGTTATACAACTTTTGTAACGCCGTATAAGCACCGATCATGGATGCCTTCTGTTTTCGGTTTAGAAAATCAGCGCCAAGTATGAGAGACATTGTAGAAACCCCCGTGATAACCGCTTTGCTATAAACAGGTGCAGCAATAGTCACTATCTCTACTTTTGTTAATCCATCGCCCTTCTTCGTTTCTGCCTCGTCCAACAATTCCCTGGCTTTAGGAACTGCTTGTGCTGCAAGAATGATGGTCGCAACGAATCCCGCACATCCGCCAATCGTCATAATTGTTGTTGAGTTCCTCTTAACAAACTTGCTGGATTGACAATACGCCCTGTGTAACCGTCTCATTCTTTTCATAAAAATCCTCCTTTCTTAAATCTTAAAGTGAATACAAAACATAGGAGTCCTTGTAAGACTCCAAAAAGAATAGAGTAGGATTCGAACCTACAACTTACTGATTGTAAATCAGTTGCTCTCCCAGTTGAGCTATCTATTCTCCATAATACTCCATGTAAATTTTGCGGAAAGACAAGAGACTCTGTATCGAGCCTCCATATCTTCTTATTTCTTCTGTTTGTGTCTGGTTGCTATTTTCCATATAATCGCAATACACACAATTAAATCTGCCCCAAGCACGATTAGGAATATGCTCCCCGTGCCAAGAAGTAACAGCGCTATAATTGCAAGAATTGCAAGAATTAAAAATGTAATCATATAACCACTCCTTTCCATAACAGGGTTTGTAAACCTTGCGGAAAAAGAAAAGACCGAGCCGAAGCTCGATCCATTCCTTTTGGTACTCATTTATCCCAATTGAGTACACTGTCTAAGTAGTCTTCATTTTCTTTTTCAGGTAAATCCTTTTCCGATTCCTTACTCCAGCCAAATAACTCGAATAAACCCATCTTCCACCAAGTATATGCTGTACAGATAGCACTAACTACCATACTCACACCTACAAGTTTCAAATAGCCTCCCCAAGTAATAGGTTTGCTGAGCCAAGTATTCTTTTTCATAATATAAAACTCCCTTCTTAAAATATAAAGTTTTCTACTCCATAATACCCCATGTAAATTCTGCGGAAAAAAGAAAAGCCCACGTAGGGCTTAATCCTTATTCTGTTACGCTGTCTAATACGGCAACGCATTCTTTTAACAGTTTATTTCTTCTATTTTTTGTTTCATATTCTACAGCTTTGATATAAAGTTCATTTGTTTCAATGTACAAATCTACGAGATTTTTCAATCTAACTGCTGTCAAAAGTTGAATAGTTTCAATATTCGTACTTTTGATAGTTTTGATAGCATCGCTAATTCTCTGTTCAATTTTGTCCATTAAATCCATAATTTCTTTAGTTGCTGTCATTAAAAATCATCCTTTCTAAATAAATAAACAATGTTTCCATAATACAATATGTAAAATTCGCGCTTAAATTTTGCGCCTATCAAAGACTGTCTCCCATCGCTCTCTTTTGATGGGTTTTATCTTTAATGCCCACATAATTTGGCGAACAGTGACAGTGGGATATAGTCCGTCCGCACATTCTCCTGCTCTTGCATCGAAAAACTCTTTGAATTTAGGATGCAGATATAACACATCTGTTAACCATGGATCCACCTCAGACCACCAAGTCTTTTTGGTATCAGCTTCATAACGCTGCTGTATTATAGAAAGGCCTTTATCTCCAATCACGAATAAAGTACACCTTGTATAAACCGGATGGTCGCAAATATAAATTTTCCCATACATCGAAGCATAGAACTCAGGTTTTTTATAATGGTATCTCATAACTCGCTCCACAATATTGCAAAAAAGAAGAGCCCGTGTAACACACGAGCCCGTCCCTTTACTTAAATCTGAAAATGTTTTTTACGGATTTCCCAGGTGTTGTAGTAAACATTTGAGCATCTTCACCCGTCTCCCAATCCATACATTCACGCATTAACTCTCTCTGGTTGTTTTTATCGAGGTTCTTGAGAATTACCTGTCCTCCAAACGCAGCAATGCCAAACACAACACCCTTGAGAATATCAACCGCGATTTTCCGCTTGGATTCTTTCTTTCCATCTTCAATCTGATTTTCTTTCTCACGAATATTGTGTGCGTCAGTTGCCTGTTTGAATGCCTGTTTCCCTTCCTCGCTTCCAGGTTTTGCATTCAATGCATCTTCGAGATTCTTTCTTTCGATGTCCTCCCACAACTCCTTTGTTGTTTTCTCTTCCATTAAAAATCATCCTTTCTTATTTATTAGAGTTTTTATCCTCCATAACACACCTTGTTATTTGCGCGAAAAATAGCTTTCGTTTTTCACTTTCAAAACTACAAATTCTTCTTTAGCTAATTGTTCAATATTTCCTCTTCCAATCTCTAAAAATAAATAGGGTTTTTCGTCTGGTATAGAACGATCAACCCTTAAACTGCCAATTGCTTTTGTTTGATAGAGATGTCTCATAATCTGAGAACCAAAAACGATGCCAACTAATAATGCTGTGCAAATATAAATCCACATAAAACCAATCCTTTCTAAAACATTTTTCAAGTTTCCCACCCCGGGATTTTTTCGCTTATGAATTTATCATTTTTTCCAGTAACCTTCATACTGAAAAAGAAAAAGGAAAAGAGAACGTTAAAGTTCTCTGACATCCTTTCTAACAAAAAACAGCGGTACGCCAAATACCAATGTAAAAAGTAAAAACGTACAATCTCCATCTACAAGAGCTGTAATTATGCCAATTCCGATAATGAATAACGCCATCATCTTGTTCCATAATGTTCTCCTTAAGTATCTGTGAAATCTGCTCTCTTTTTTCTTTTTCATAAAAATACCTCCTTGTTTTTTTTTCTTCATAAAGGGAGGTGTAAATCCTGCGAAAAAAGAAAAAGCCCTTGCGGGCTTAATCTATCATTTAAAAACTGTATATTCGCATCCTTTTTTCTTCAGAATAGATTCTACAACCATGAAATTGGGTAAATTCAATTTCACCGTAACAAGTTTTGCTGTATCGTCTTTAGAGTATCTTATATCATAAGCTACACCAAGATCGTTCAACACTTCTTGTAAAATGGTTAAATTCTCCAATTTCATAACCAGAATCATTCTTTCTCTTGTTTTAAAAATTTCTTTTGCCATATAAATTCCTCCTTAAAATGATAGTGTTTTTCCTTCATAAAGGAAGGTGTAAATTCTGCGAAAAAAGAAAAAGAAAAGAGCCCTTGTAATAAGGACTCCTTACTTCTCATACTTTGAAACCTATCGTTTCTTTTCGTATTTCTGTTTGAACCTCTGGTTCTTTTTTAGAATCGTATTTTATTCCACACAAATCGCATCCTATCTGAGCACATGCAATGCCTTTGTTAGCCATTTTTTGCAAGTACATAGTGTTTATCGAATTTAGATTCGACAAGATATTGCTTGCTATTCTTGAACCCAAAGTATAGCCTGCTCCAATAATAAATGCTGTTCTGAAATAATATTTCATAACCACACCTCCATAAAATATAAACCACGTGTTCATAAAGAGAGGTGTAATTTTTGCGAATAATCATTTATTTCCATGCAAGATAAGTTCAACAACCATTATGAGTAGTAAACCTAACTCTTCATTCTTTTTATCGTACAATTCCAACACATACGCATCCGGTATAGAAAATGCGCTATCAAATTTCATAACGAGCGCATCATTTTTGTCAACAACCGTAAAGCTATTCTGCATAAGATTACCATCAAGATGCCAACCTTTGAACCCAATATTAAATTTAATTTTCGCAGACACTTTGCGACTAATGGTTTCGCCCATTCCATTAAGATGTATTGTATATGTTCCCATGCCCGTTTTATCTGAAAGAGTAGCATAGCCAATTTCTCTATCATTGTTATTATACAATCGAATACAGGGATACCCAAATGTAAGACTATCTGTTTTTATACTATACTTCTTGTTATCAGATTGATCATACACTACAAAATTACGTTTTATAGCCATAGTTTTCTGTTTAATATGTAATACATATTTCGCCACACTTTTGTTTGTAAGCGCCTCTACAGAGCGGGTATTTTCCATATGTTTTACAGTACCAAACTTTACTGCGTTTCCAGCGGTCCTTACAGCGGCTTTCGTAACCATCTTTTTTAACAACCCCATGTTCTCACTCCTTACTGCTATTCGATAGCATATTAGCATATTGCTCCCTTTCATATAAGCACACGGAAATAATACCATTTATCGGTATATTTTTCAACAAATTCTCTCACTCTCTCGCCTGACTTAAAAGCCAGAAAAATTTTCGGTATAAATCGTAGTAAACATCTTTGCTGCACGGAATATTAAATCTAGTTTTCATATTCACATAGCTTCGCCCTTCTGTAACTGCTGTTAAAATGTATTTTCCCAAATATAAATCTGTATCAGTAGCAGCCTTCTCCACTATATGCATTCGTGCAGAATAATAGAGCCTCACTTCGGTCATCTTCAATACTGGATTAGAAATAGAATTTGTCCGAGATGCTATGACACCGTCCATCGGCTTATTTAAATATCCGTCTACAGAATTATACGCATTTCTCCACCCAGGGTATTGCAAGCAGAAGTGCTTCAATTCATAGTAGCGATGTCTGTCTATATAATACTTATTTCTTTCAGAAATCTCCGGTCTAATTGTAGTTCCCATTAACGTTTTTCCCCTTTCCAGATATATCCAGTCTCTTCATAAAGCTTTTGCGGCGAAATATAGTAATTGATTCGTCCATATCGGCTATTCATTTCGTCTATCTTTGTAACCAGTTTCCCTCTCCTAGTTGCGTATCCAATAGACAACCATCCTGCAATAAGTCCCGCTCGAACCCATGAAGCATCTTTTCCATAGACTCTGGCTGCTACCGCCACAGGAACGGAACCATTTGTTAAATCATCCATATATTGGTCCTCCTTTCTGAGCCTATTCTAGGTTAGAAAGCAGTAACCTCCATCCTTCTTTTCGACAAGAAAAAAGAAAATACATTGTAGGAATTGACATTTTCTACAACCTTGTATTATATTGTCTGTGACGTATCAACCGGAAAGGAGCGAATCTTATGCTTATAATATGTCCAGAATGCGAATTAAAAATAAGCGATAAAGCATTAGCTTGCCCCCATTGCGGTTACCCAATCAAAAGTGAAAATAAACCTAGAATACGAAAGACAAATAAAAGGATGAGACTTCCAAATGGATTTGGTCAAATATCTCAGCTTAAGGGAAATAATTTAAGAAAACCCTTTCGGGCTATGGTGACTGTCGGAAAAGGAGCTGATGGGAAACCTATTTGTAAATTACTAAAGCCAGATGCATATTTCGAAACATATAACGAAGCTTATGCAGCTCTAGTTAATTACAACAGAAGTCCATATGATCTTGATTCGGAAATCACTTTAAAAGAGCTATATGAAAAATGGTCAACTGAATACTTCAAAGATCTTCACCCTGAAAGCACACTTATTTATAAGAGAGCTTGGAAATTTTGTTCCAGCATTGAAAATATGCTTGTAAAAGATATCAGAGCAAGACATATAAAAGGGTGTATGAAAAATGGCGTTGCTATGTTAAAGCCTGATGTCGAAACCGTAACTACTGCCCGCCATCAAACTGAAATAAAAACACTATTTAATCTTATGTTGGATTACGCATTAGAGTATGAACTTGTAGATAAAAATTACGCCAGAACATTTAGCGTAGAATCAAAAGTTATGAGAGAAAAAAATGCAATAAAACAGGAGCATATTCCTTTTTCCGAAGATGAAATTGCTGCTCTATGGGATAATGTGTATAAAATCGAATACATAGATATATTGTTGATACAGTGTTACTCTGGCTGGAGACCTCAAGAACTTGGTCTAATCAAATTAGACAGCGTTGATTTGGAAAACTGGAAATTTATTGGCGGCATGAAAACACAAGCTGGGGAAAATAGGGAAGTGCCAATTCATTCAAGAATAAGACCTCTGGTCGCCAAAAGATACGAAGAGGCTAAAGAAATAGGAAGCAGCTACCTTTTTAACGAAACCTCGCCAAGGAGGTTAAAAAAGAGTTTCAAAATATCGTATCACAGATACTTAGCACGTTTTAATAATATTGTCGAAACATTAGATTTGAACCCCGACCATAGACCACACGATGGTAGAAAACACTTCATAACCGCAGCGAAAAAAGCCAAAGTAGATGAGTATGCTATAAAATATATAGTCGGACACGAAATCAGCGATATTACTGAAAAAGTTTATACCAAGAGAGAATTTTCTTGGTTGCGCGAGGAAATCGAAAAAATAAAATAAATTGTAAAATTGGTTATTCTAATATTGAAGTTTGGTGTTCGTACACCACTTCTACAATATGTACGAATAATGTAGGAACGAATCACTTTTTTCAGCATTTTACGACTTTGGTTAACCACTAAAGAATGCTGATAAAAATCAGCAAAACCTTGATTTTATAGGGTTTTCAAAAAGTGCTATCCTCGCTGTAAGATTTTCTTAAGAATTATCCCCATTTACAGAAGGGAGATGAAGCTCCTTCATCTCCCTTCTGCCTTTTGCGTTTCCCTTTTTTATATTTCTCTCGTCACCGGTACGATGATATTTTCGCCCGTCCGTATGTTCGCCGTTTTCAGCCCGTTCACCTCACAAATTGCATCAACCATCTGTTCGGTTTTCTGTCCCTCCGCTTTATATTCCTTCGCGATATCCCAAATCGTATCGCCCCTCTGAATCTCCACAGACTCATAATACGTTTTTGTTTCTCTCCCCTTCTGCGCGCCCATGGCAAAGGTTCCCAGGCAGAGAATCAACGCCAGTGTCAGCAACAGAAATACGTTTTTTCTGATTTTTCTGGATTTTCTTACGACCCTTCTTTGTGTTCTTCTTTCCATGCTTTCGCCCCCATTTATTCCGAACATTTCTTCGTTTTATGCTTGTATATTACACGAACACCTATTCCTTGTCAATACTTTTTTGCATTTTTTGCGAACATAGGTTTGATTTTGTATCAATTCCATGCTATAATGAAAAACAACATCGGGAATTACCGAAACTCCGGCGATTTCCGTTTCTCGGCAGGATATTTCTGCCATCGACTTGATAATTCCCATCTATTTGGATACAATCATAAGGAGTGAGTAT